AAAGTTCCAGCATTCAAAGCTGGTAAAGCTCTTAAAGACGCTGTTAAATAATGAATTTAGAAAAAGCCTGTCATATCAAGTGTTTGAGCTTGTGAGACAGGCTTTTTTTGTTGCTTTGGGGCATTTTTGGGGCAAGAACTAATACTTTTCCATGACATCTGCCACGGTTGATTTCATTTGTTTTGTGATGTGAGTATATATCTGAGTGGTTGTTTTAGCATCTGAGTGGCCAACACGATCCATAATAGCCTTGAGCGGGACATTGTTTTCAGCAAGTCGACTTACAAGCGTATGACGGAATATGTGGCTAGTAAGTTTTTTCTGGATTGGTGTTTCAAGTCTTTCATTAGCTTTCTTTAGAGCTAGGTTAAAAGAGTTTGTTTGTAATGGCACTCCATTTTTTGTAGTGAAGATAAAGCCCATGTCTTTATAACGAGAATTAGTATTCTTTTCTAGTTCATTCATGAACTCCATCTCTTCCAATATCTCTTTCTCACGAGTAGTCATGACCGTTTCACGATAGGATGCCAGTGTTTTTGGTGATGTCTTTTCACCTTTTTGATATCCATTCGTGTGGTCGTACGTTCCATGAAGCTGCAAGGTGTTGGATTCATAATCGACGTTATGAGGTTCAATCCCAACAGCTTCCCCGATACGACAACCATTCAAGCTCATAAATTCTGAGAGCAGTCCAATCCGATAGGTGCTTGGCCTACGATACAATTCTTTCAGCAGCAGTTTGATTTCATCTTCTTCCAGATATTTTTGTTCTACTTTTTTCCAATCCTCCAAAGATTTTTTAATCCTTGGTAGTTTAGCTCTTCTAGCTGGATTGTCTTTGATGATGCCAAGATCCACTGCATAATCAAAAGCAAGATTGAGCATGGACTTGTTCCGTTCTTTTTTATTTCTGGAGCAGTCGAGTTTATCCAGGTAATTTTGAACGTACTTTGGATCAATCTTAGATACTTTAATACCTACTCCGAAACCTTCCTTTATCTCTTTGATATTTCCGCTTAATGAAGCAATAGAAGAACGTTTTATCTCTTGTTGGTAGAATTCCCACCACTGGTCGAAAAGCTCTGTAAAAAGCATTTCTGAGGATTCTAGGTCACTCAGAATATTTGCAATCTTTATTTCAAGTTGTTTCTGAGCTTCTTTTCGGATACGAGGAGTGTCTTTTTCCATGAGAATCGATACTCTGGACCATTTTTCGGTGTAAGGATTTTTATATCTCTCAATAAAATTTACTTTTCCGCTTTTATGTTGTTCTACCCACATTGTATTTTCTCCTATATTTTGGTAAAATGGGTATAGTAAAAAGGGCTTTTGAATGCCTTTTACTATCCAGGATATCCTCACACTTAAAGTTTTGCGATGGCGAGTGTGGGGATTTTTCATTTAGTCAAAAAATCTTTCGACATTATTTGCTTGCGCTTGTGTTAATTTAGTTGAAATAGTTTTAATTTCACCAGTTGCAATATTTCTGAGTACTACCGATGCTGATCCTGGTTTTTCTTCTTGTGTAGTGACTGATGTAGAATTGATAGTTCCGTTTTTTGCCCTAGCTCCACCTGCAATAGCACCAATAGGTCCTGCAATAGCACCTCCTAATAGAACGCTACCAACTCGACCTTTTTGCTTGGTTTTTCCTGTAGTCGTTGTCCGCTCGATAATTGTAGAACCAGAAAAACTAAAATTTTCAAATTCGTAAAGTACAGGTTCTTCCGAGTACATACCAATGTAGTATTGACCATCTACTGTTTTTCTAACGGTAGTAGGGCTAGAGAACTGATTTGCTGCTGGTAATGTGATTTTTGTTTCTAACGATGCTTTTTTTCTCATTTCGTTAACTTTGTCTAATCCTTCTGCAGTTTTATCAACTGCAGTTTTTGCTAATTCTTTTAATTTTTTGAAATCCATAATTTTATCCTATCAATTCATAATATTCATCAATGACCATCAATTCGTCTGTGACTGTTCTAAGTTCATGTTTTTGCATGAAATGAAGATAGTTAAATGATTTGAGATCATCCGATAGCGCAAGTTCTTCTTCTAACAACTTGTGGATCATGTGCCTATTGGCTTCATTCTCGCATCTAGTGTGGTTGTTTTTATATAGTGTACTAGAATGTTCCAGATGTCCTAATTCGTGGTATACGACTCGTTTTTTTGCGTCTTCGGACAGTTCACGGTTTATAAAGATAATACTGATTTCTTTGATGTAAACTCCAGGTCTTTGCCAAAGTTCATTATCAAAGTAAGCAAGATTGACACCGTGGGAGTCTACCAGCTCTTCAATAGTCATAGGCTATCTACCTCTCAAATAAATCTCAATGATGTTCTGGATGGCATCGATGTCTTCCTCTGTAAGTGGCTTACCATCGAAGGTCTTGGCATTCTCTGCCATTTTTCGGAGGTCATCTGATGTATACCCTGCAATTGTATCATCGCTTACTATTGCTGGATTATCTGTACGACCTAGAAGATAATCTGTGGACACGTTGAAGTAGTCGGCGATTTTTGCAATATGTTCAACAGAAGGAGTCTTTTTATTTTTTAGGCTATAAATATAATTCTTCCCTAATCCCACTCTTTCTTCAAGAGTGTTTAGAGAAATCCCTTGCTTCTTAGCTAATAATTTAATTTTTTCAAATGTCTCAAACATTGATGCATCAACCTTTCAAGAGCATTACAAAAAAATATTTTATTTTTTCGACTAAAAATGCTTGACAAATTTTAGACGAACAACTAAAATAGTATTTGTAAGTTAATGAGTTAGCAAAACCGTAGTAAAACTTATCTAAAAATAAATAGCTTTGGCGAGCAAGAAAATTGATAGATATAATGTTTTATCAAGGTTTTTAATTATGTTTATATTTTAGTCGAACATCTAAAAAATGTCAAGTATTTTATAAAAAATTACTAACTTATTTTCTTGCATTTTACGAAAGGAGGAAGATGAATGTCGAAAAAAGAAGCATCTCCAATATCTTTAGAGAATCTAAAAAACGATATTCAAAGTTTTGTCGAGAAGGTCGCTGATGAAGCTATTCAACAATCTGAGACATACTCGCAAGCGATTTTGCTAGTTTCGAAAAACACTAGTTTTTCAGAACATGGCTTAGCAATGACAAAAGCTATCCAAGACGAAATCACGAAACGCGCCTTGAATAGCAGAACAAAAAATGAGCCTATCTCTACACAGATAGACTCAGAAAAATTCGAGCATCTTAGCTATGAAGCCATTCATGATACTTCTCAAGTAACTCAATAGTAGTTATTGTAGAAATCAAACCACCGACCATCCCAAGTTGCAATCCGTCTGTGTGGTCAATTTGCTTAGTAGCTTCATTAGCTTTGGTAGCAATAGCTTGCATATCTTCAGCTGTTAAAGATTCTCGGAAATTTTTAAAGGATTTCATAGAATCACCTCCTTTCTAGCTTTATTATAGCAGAAAGCGAGGAGAGAAAAAGAAAAGAAAGGAGAGAAATATGCCAAATATGGATGGTGGACGTCAAAAAATCAGAGATTATCTGAAAGAACACAATTTGACGATGGCGACGCTAGCAGTACAGTATAGCATGACTCGTCAGGATGTAACGAATATCCTGAATGGGAAGCTGAAAAATCCACAAGCGAATCAGTTTATCGCTCGTGTGATTGAAGATTTTAAGATTCGCTAATACAAAAAGCACCTAACGAAGTCAGGCGCTTGGAAAATTTACTACTTAAATTATATCACAGAAAGAGAGAAAATGCCATGCCTAAAGCAGAAATAACCTACAAACCAGTGGATGTTAATGAAAAGGCCACACATGGTGACTACAAGCACCTTTGTCAAATGTGGGAGGGGCTTACCCTTGCCACTGCAAAGGTGTGGGCTACTGAGATGCGAGAGCATCCCGACTTCAAACAGTTCATTGATAACCCAACACATAAGATTGTCTTTATCAATTACGAAGGATTTCGATTGTTTGTCAAATGGAAAAGTCGGAATCGCTATCGTGCCAAAAAAGAAACTTTGGCAGAGATGCTAGAAAATATCAAGCGAGAAAAACAATTGGGAGTTTAAACATGAATCTACTAACAAAAATCAAAACCTACTTTTCGGAAGAGGTCGAAGAAGATACCCCTGACTTGAAAGAGGTCCAAGAAATCAATCTCGACTGGAAAGAGGTCGCTCTGGACCTCAATCAATCACTGATTGAATCACAAGAAAAACTTCAAAATGCCAATCAGCGTATTGCTGATCTTGAAAAAATTGTAGCAATCTACAAAGAAAAGGAGAATGTAAAATGATGGAATACATTTATCTGGTAACAATCATCGGAATCGTCCTGTGGTCGCTAGTAAATAAACTAGATGACCACGCTGAAATGAAACAAAAAGAGCGTCAGCGAATAGCTAACAATGTCGCACGGATGAACCTGAGAAATTCAGATAAGCAATTTACTTATGACGTGCAACCGCCTGTGGGACTCGCAAAAGGTGTAGAAGAAGGAGTTTAAAATGGTAACAATCAATAAACTAGAAATCGAAAACGTCAAGCGCGTTAAAGCGGTCAAATTAGAGCCGTCAGCGACTGGCTTGACAATCGTGGGTGGAAATAACAGCCAGGGGAAAACAAGCGTGCTGGACGCGATTGCTTGGGCGTTGGGTGGCAACAAGTACAAACCTAGCCAAGCTCAGAGAGAAGGCAGTACAATCCCGCCTAGCCTAAAAATCACGCTATCAAACGGTCTAATTGTGGAGCGTAGCGGAAAGAACAGCACTCTCAAGGTCATCGATCCAAGCGGTAATAAAGCAGGACAAAACTTGCTGGATAGCTTTGTGGAAGAGCTGGCTATCAACTTACCAAAATTCATGGAGCAGACTAGCAAAGAAAAGGCGAAAACCTTACTACAAATTATCGGAGTTGGTCCGCAATTGGCTGAACTGGAAATGCAGGAGAAAGCCAAGTATGACAAGCGCCATGCAATCGGTGTGATTGCTGACCAGAAAGAAAAGTTTGCTAAAGAACAGCCTTATTATCCAGATGCACCGAAAGAGTTGGTCTCTATCGCTGAACTTATCCAACAACAGCAAGCCATACTTGCCAAGAATGGTGATAACGCCCGTAAGCGCCAGAACTTGGTATCCATCAAAAATCAACATGATTCAGCAGTTGCAGAAGTTGAACGACTTGAGCAATTGCTGGCCGACGCCAAAGAAAAAGAGAGTCAGTTAGCACAAGATTTGGCTATCGCGAATACAGATGCCATGGACCTTCTCGATGAATCGACTGAGGAGATTGAAAACAACATCGCAGAGATTGACGAAATCAATCGTAAAGTACGAGCAAACTTGGATAAGGACAAGGCAGAAGAAGATGCTAAAGGATACCGCGAGCAATACAAGGAACTTGATAATGTGATTGATGGCATCCGTAAGCAGAAAACAGACTTGCTCACAAACGCAGACTTACCGTTACCTGGCTTGTCCGTGGACGATGGAGAATTGCTCTATCTTGGTCAGCGGTGGGATAACATGTCTGGTAGCCAGCAGCTGCAGGTCGCGACTGCAATCGTGCGTAAATTGAAACCAGAGTGTGGATTCGTGCTAATTGATAAGCTGGAACAAATGGATCAGTTGACTTTGCAAGAATTTGGTGCATGGCTTGAGCAAGAAGGATTGCAAGCAATTGCGACACGTGTATCAACAGGAGATGAATGTAGCATCCTGATTGAAGACGGGTATAGCGTTAAGCCAGAGGTGGCACAAGCACCCAAAACATGGCAAGGTGGATTTTAAAAACAAAAGGAGAACAATCATGAAGAAAACAGAAAAGATTATCGTATTGAGAGATAAGAAAGATGGATCTTATCTAAAAAACTACAAAAACAATGACGATTCAATGGCTTACACGTCTAACTGGACAAATGAAATTCGAAAAGCTGCATATATGCCGGTAGAATTTTTCTACATTGATGAGGAGCAAAACAATAAATTGGCTGATTTCTTTGGCGCAGAACCGCTTCTTGTAGAAGCAGAGTACACAATCAAAAAACTGGATGGTTCTGAACCTGAAGATTTAGCAGATAGAACCGAAAATTCAAAACGTGAGTCTTTTAGAAAGTTTCTTGATATGTTAGCGAATGGACTGGAGGATGACTAAACATGCAAATCACAAGAGGAAAACGGGCACGAGCTCAAAAGGTAGTTATCTACGGTCCTGAAGGAATTGGAAAATCCACGTTTGCTGCTGAATTTCCAAATGCTGTCTTCATTGATACGGAAGGATCGACAGATAACATGGATGTAGCTCGATTAGACAAGCCGACCAGCTGGACCATGCTCATCAATGAGATTGCTTTTATCAAAGCGAATCCAACTGAGTGCGGGACACTCGTCATTGATACAATCGACTGGGCAGAAGCTTTGGCAGTCACTGATGTCTGCGCTCAACACGGAAAGAAAGGAATTGAAGATTTTGGCTGGGGCAAGGGCTACACTTATGTCCAAGAAGAAATGGGACGATTCTTGAATAGTCTTTCTGACCTAGTAGATATGGGTATCAACGTGGTATTGACTGCACACGCTCAAATTAAGAAATTTGAACAACCAGACGAGATGGGTTCTTATGATCGGTACGAGCTGAAGCTTGGCCAAAAGACGGGGTCTAAAACCGCACCGCTGGTCAAAGAATGGGCAGACATGGTTTTATTTGCCAATTATAAGACCTTGGTCATGACGACAGACAACGGCAAGAAGAAAGCGCAGGGCGGCGAGCGCGTGATGTACACTAACCATCGCCCAGCTTGGGATGCTAAGAACCGTCATGGATTGCCTGATGAAATGCCGTTTCATTACGCAGGAATTGCTCATATCTTTGCAGGACAACAAGTGCAAGCGCCTGCGCCACAACCTCAAGCAGTCGCTCCAGCGCCTCAGCAGACTACACAGCAAGCCCCTGAGCAGGTCCAAGAGGAATTACCTCTCGATATGTCGCAGGTCGCTGAAAAACCTCAAAATGAAGCTCCTAGCACGCCATCGACATCGCCTGCGCAATATCATGCAAGCTTGCCTAAGAGTTTGACAGACCTCATGACGCAAGGAAACGTGACAGAAGAAGAACTTCAAAAAGTCGCTTACATCCGCGGTCACTTCCCGTTAGGAACGCCAGTCGAAAACTTCCCGCCTGATTATTGGGATATGATTGTGGCGCACTGGCAGGCGACTATGGAAGTTATTCAAAACCAAGTACGAGCAGACCCTGAACTGCCCTTCACGATATAGATTCTGGGAATTAGAAATCATAGCAAAATATAATAAGGAGTATCTATGAAAGATAAAACTATTAAAATTGATTTGTCAAAAATCGCAAATACAGCCTTACAAGAAAAGGTTGACAAAGAACTTGAAAAAGTCCTTGAGAATATTCTGGATCTCAATACAGAAGCCAAAGCAACCCGCAAGGTTACTATCACACTAACGATGTCAACAGACGATGAACGTACGGTCGTTAAGACAGGCATGGAAGTCAAATCTACTTTAGCACCACAAAAAAGTGTCGCAACAACCGTAATTGTCGGCCGTGATGACACTGGTAAAATTCACGCGAATGAGCTCAAAAGCGGCATCCCTGGTCAGACTTACTTTGATGACAATGGAGACATGAGAACTGACACTGGCGAACTCGTCGAAGAAGTAGAACAACAAAGCACAAATATCATTGATTACAACAAAAAGAAAGCAGGTAACTAGCCATGACAGAAAATATTAAAGATGCATTATCATACGCAGTCGAACTAGCGGGTAAAGAAAACAAAATCATTCGTTCAGAAACGGGGAAGGAATATTTTGACAGCAATGAATATGACTTACAGGAACTTAACCCTCGTAAGTACGCCCCTATCCTTGAGCTTCAGACACTCAAAAGTCTTGTTGACTATCTCAGATCAGATAACGATCTCATCAGTGATCGTAAACTTTTAGTTGTCGTGGACAGTTACCAAAAAGTATCTGTATATAATCAAGTTGATTTTGAAAATGGTAAACGTCCTCAACTTGTGTCTGTAAGAGCATCTGTCCCAGTTATTCCGTTCAGTAATTGGCGCGACCAGGAAGAATTCAATATTATGCTGCAGTCTATGTTTATCAATGATGCAGACCGTAATTTGGTTTTGGATTTTGCTAGCCATTTGAAAATCGAAAAAGGCGCAGAAGTACAGGATAATGGCATCAGTCAAATGGCTACGGTTCGCGATGGTGTAGCAAGCCTAGCACAAGCTAAAACTCCAAATCCAGTAACCTTGCGACCATATCGTACTTTCAACGAAGTAGAACAACCAGCAAGTCAGTTTGTTTTCAGAGTTAACAAACTGGCAAATCTAGCTCTTTTTGAAGCAGATGGTGGTAAATGGAAATTAGAAGCCGTCGAAAGCATCGCAAATTATTTAAAAAATGAACTTGCTAGCAACAAAAAAATTACTATTTTAGCTTAAAGGAGAAATCAACATGACACAACAATACAATAACTTTGATCACGAAATTGGTTGGGAAGACACGATTGAAAAAGATTCGGATTTCGTCCTCTTGCCTGACGGATTGTACTATTTTACAGTCGTAGGCATGGAACGTACACGTCACACGCCGAATCCACAAAATACCGGCAAATTGCCAGCATGTAACAAGGCTATCGTCAGTATCAAAATCGTGGCAAATGAAGGTGAAACTGAACTGCGCCACAACCTATTCTTACACAGCTCAACCGAAGGAATGCTATCTGCTTTCTTTGCTGCAATTGGCCAAAAGAAAAAAGGCGAACCGCTTCGCATGAACTGGAATACCATCATCGGCGCAACTGGCGTATGTAAAGTCGGAACTCGACAATACAATAACAACAATTACAACGAAGTCAAATCCATGCTCTATCCTGAAGACGTTGATTACACAAAAGTGTTGAATCAACCACAAGGACAAGCTGCACAACCAGCCTACCAACAACCACAGCAGCCGAATTTTGCGCAACAACCGCAAGGACAAGCTGGATACCAAGCTGGGCAATTCTAGGAGGTAAGGGATGCAATTAAGACCTTATCAACAGGAAGCACGGGAGGCTGTTCAAGCTGAATGGGCTAAAGGTCGCAAACGCACGCTCTTAGTATTACCAACAGGATGCGGGAAGACAATCGTTTTTTCCAAAATCATTGAAGACCAAGTGAAAGAGGGCAAGCGTGTGCTTGTCCTTGCTCATAGGTCAGAGCTTTTAGAGCAGGCTAGCGATAAGCTAAAGACTGCGACCGGGCTTGGCACAGCACTAGAGAAAGCTGAGAATACCTCTATCGGTTCTTGGTATCGGGTTGTAGTAGGATCAGTCCAGACTATGCAGAGAGAGAAACGACTTAGTCAATTTCCTCCGGATTGGTTCGATACGATTGTAGTCGACGAAGCACATCACGCTATATCAGATGGCTACCAGCGCGTGCTTGGCTATTTTGAGCAGTCAGATGTCTTGGGCGTTACAGCGACCCCAGACCGCGGAGATATGAAGAACCTCGGCTCCTACTTCGACAGCTTAGCTTATGAGTATTCGCTAGTTCAAGCTATCCAAGAAGGGTATCTATCGAAAATCAAGGCATTGACAATCCCGCTTAGCTTGGATTTATCAAATGTCAGCATGGCAGCTGGTGATTTCAAAGCGAGCGATGTCGGAACAGCACTGGATCCATACTTGGAGCAGATAGCAGACGAAATGGTCAAGCAATGTGCTGACCGCAAAACGGTCGTATTCTTGCCTTTGGTAAAGACCTCGCAGAAGTTTCGTGACATCCTAAACGCAAAGGGTTTTCGTGCTGCTGAAGTAAATGGAGAGTCCAAGGATCGTGCAGAAGTTTTAGAAGACTTTGAGAAAGACCGTTACAACGTGCTTTGTAATTCTATGCTTTTGACCGAGGGCTGGGATTGCCCATCAGTAGATTGCGTAGTTGTGCTAAGGCCTACCAAAGTGCGAGCGCTCTATTCTCAAATGGTGGGACGTGGGACTCGCTTGCATCCAGGGAAGGAAGAATTACTCTTGCTAGACTTCCTCTGGCACACTGAACGCCACGAACTCTGTCGCCCCGCTCACCTCATTTGCGAGACTCCAGAAGTCGCTCAGAAAATGGTTGAGAACATGGAAGAGCAAACTGGTGTCATGCTTGACCTCGAAGATATGGAAGTTAAGGCAACCGAGGACGTCGTCGCACAGCGTGAAGAAGCTTTGGCAAAACAGCTGGAAGAAATGCGCAAGCGTAAACGCAAACTAGTAGATCCATTGCAATTCGAAATGTCTATCCACGCTGAAGACTTGTCGAACTATGTGCCCAATTTTGGATGGGAAATGGCGCCTGCTAGTGACAAGCAAATTAAAGCGCTTGAGAAATACGGCATACTTCCTGATGAAATCGGGAATGCTGGAAAGGCTGCTTTATATTTAGACAGATTGCACAAGCGACAATCAGAAGGCCTGACCACACCAAAACAAATTCGATTCTTAGAAGGTCGAGGTTTCAAAGATGTTGGCATGTGGCAATTTGATCACGCTAGAAATATGATTGATCGAATAGCAGCGAACGGCTGGAGATTACCAGCAGGCGTTCGACCAGCTGAATATATACCGGGGTGATGTATGAAATATGAATTATTTAACGACCATTTTGAAAATGCTAAACGTTACAATATACCACGGGCGCAGTTGATTATTGCTGATATACCTTATAATCTTGGAAACAATGCTTATGCCTCTGACCCTAGATGGTATAAAGACGGTGATAACAAAAACGGTGAAAGCAAGCTGGCTGGTAAATCATTCTTTGACACGGACAATGATTTTAAAATCAATAACTTTTTCGACTTTTGCAGCCGTTTGCTTAAAAAAGAGCCAAAAGAAAAAGGGAAAGCACCTGCTATGATTGTCTTTCATGCCTGGCAACAGCGAGACATGATTATAGAATGTGGTAAAAAGCATGGTTTTAATAATGCTTATCCGCTCTATTTTACGAAGAAATCAAGTCCGCAAGTGTTAAAAGCGAACATGAAGATTGTCGGAGCAGTTGAAGAAGCAACGGTATTATATCGTGACAAACTCCCTAAATTTAACAATGGTGGGGCTATGATACTCAATCACGCCCCGTGGGAAAAAGATAGCTCTTACCCCGTTATTCACCCTACGCAAAAACCGATACCAGTTTTGAAGCGATTGATTGAAATTTTTACAGATGAGGGTGATGTTGTCATTGATCCCGTAGCAGGTTCTGGTTCAACTTTAAGGGCTGCTATAGAGATGAATAGGTCAGCCTATGGCTTTGAAATCAAGAAAGATTTTTATAAGGCTGCACAGGAGAAAATGCTCTCAACCTTTCAAATTAGTTTATTTTAAAAAAGGAGAAAACAGTGGCAGAGAATGATTTTAATTTGTTGCCGTTGCTGGATTACATCAATCCTGCCACGGTAGACTACCAGACATGGATAAATGTGGGCATGGCCTTAAAACACGAAGGCTACACGGCATCTGACTGGGATAACTGGTCACAAAATGATAGTCGATACAAGAAATTCGAGTGTTTCAAGAAATGGGATACCTTCAACGAGGAAGCAGGAACTATCGTGACGGGTGCGACTATTACCCAACTTGCAAAAGAAAACGGTTGGGTGTCGCAGTCTAGCTATGATAGCGAGAATGCGCATGAGTTAGGATGGACCGATACAATAGACCGTGATTATCGTGTCATTGATAAAGACTGGATTGAAGGTAAAGAAATCCATGAGCCGACAATTTGGAATCCGGTTCAGGAGATTATCAAATACCTTGAAACACTTTTTGAAGCTGGCGAAAATGTAGGTTATGTGACCAAATGCTACCAAAAAACTGACGCTGAAACTGGCGAGATTGTCAAATGGCTACCAACTAAGGGAGCTTACGACCGCACAGCTGGGGAATTGATTCAACTCTTACAAGAATGTAATGGAGATATTGGAGCTGTCCTTGGTGATTATCACGAAGAAGCTGGCGCATGGATCCGATTCAATCCAATGGATGGGAAAGGTGCTAAGAATGAAAACGTGACAGATTTTCGCTATGCTTTGGTAGAATCCGACAGTATGCCAATTGACAAGCAGAACGCCATTTATAAAGAGTTGGAGTTGCCGATTGCAGCCTTAGTTCACAGCGGGAATAAGTCGCTACATGCTATCGTCAAAGTAGATGCCAAGAATTACGAAGAGTATCGTAATCGTGTTGATTATCTTTATAAAATTTGTCAGAAGAATGGAATCATAGTTGATACTCAAAATAAAAATCCAAGCAGACTTTCGCGTATGCCGGGTTTTATCCGAAATGGCCAGAAGCAATTCTTAGTAGATACCAACATTGGTAAGGCCGATTGGGACGAATGGTATCAGTACATTGAAGACTTGAACGATGATCTGCCTGATCCTGAAGGATTGGCCGACAGTTGGGATAACTTGCCAGAGTTAGCTCCTGAGTTGATAAAAGGCGTCCTTCGTCAAGGCCACAAGATGCTGATTGCTGGTCCGTCCAAGGCTGGTAAGTCATTCGCTTTGATTGAGATGTCGATAGCGATTGCAGAGGGCAAGAAGTGGCTAGGCTGGGATTGTACGCAAGGGCGTGTCCTCTATGTCAATCTGGAATTAGACCGACCATCCGCCCTGCATCGCTTCCGTGATGTCTATCAGGCTATGGGGTTGGCACCGCAGAATATCCAAAACATCGATATCTGGAATCTTCGTGGAAAGACTGTACCGATGGACAAGCTAGCGCCCAAACTCATTCGTCGAGCTTTGAAAAAGAATTATATCGCAGTCATCATCGACCCGATTTATAAAGTTCTGACTGGTGACGAAAACAGCGCAGACCAGATGGCACATTTTACGAATCAATTTGATAAAGTGGCCACAGAGTTAGGTTCTAGCGTTATCTACTGCCATCATCATTCTAAAGGTTCGCAAGGCGGCAAGAAGTCCATGGACCGCGCTAGCGGTTCGGGTGTATTCGCTCGAGATCCTGATGCGCTTATTGACCTAGTTGAGCTGGAAGTATCAGAAGAATTGCTTACTCAAAGACTGAATCAAGCAGCGTGCGAAGTGTATAAACAGGCCTTGCAAGAGCGAAATAATGCCTATTACCAGCAAAACGTCGGCTTAGATGACCTCTTAAGCCCTGCACAAATGCGGACGCACTTCGAGAAAGGCATTCCTGATGTCATGGCTCGGGCGCCGTACACAGACAAACTCGAAGAAGTCCGTAACAAGATCCAGATAGCGACCGCATGGCGTGTCGAGGGCACGCTCCGAGAGTTTGCCAAGTTCAAGCCAGTCAACATGTGGTTCAGCTATCCAGTACACGCGCTTGATGAAACAGGCGTGCTTGCGGATATTCAATTGGAAGATGATAAACCAGGGTGGATGAAAGCTAAAGAAACTCGCAAAAAGAACGCAAAGGAAGACAAAAAGCAAAAATTGCTAGAGTTTGACGAAGCAATCGAAAACGCGAATTTCGGTGAGCCACCCTCAAAAGAAGATGTAGCTGAGTTTTTAGGAATTTCTGTAAAAACAGTTACTCGCAGATTGAATTCATCTAAAAAATATTGGTTCGACAAAAACTCAAATTCGATAAAAGAAAAAGGACAAGACCATAAAAACGAGGTCGTGTCCGAATAAGACAGCACCATAAATTTATGGTTGTGTCTTTGTCCTAAAAAGGACAGACAAGACCATAAAAACGAGGTCGTGTCCCGGACAGACAACTATATATTATATATATAGATAATGTCCTGTCGTCCATCATGTCCATACCTGTATAGACAGGGTTGCTTAAAACGCACCCTGTCATATACAAGGGTCATGGACTAAAAGCGAAATTTAAAAAAGAAAGGAAGTGCATTTATAAAAATGTCTATTGAATTCTTTTTACCGATGCAAAAAATCCCGACAACGACTCACCAGCAAAAAAAAGTAAATGTACAATTTGGGAAGCCAATCTTTTATGAGCCAGAGGATCTGAAAAATGCCAGAGCAAAATTCGAGAGCTTGCTCGCGCAGCATGTGCCTCCTGACAAATTTAAAGGAGCAATTCGTCTGACGGTCAAGTGGTGCTTCCCTCGTATCAAAAAAAGCTATGATGGCCAGTACAAGACCACAAAGCCAGATACAGATAATTTGCAGAAGCTGCTCAAGGATTGCATGACGAAGCTTGGTTATTGGAAAGACGATGCACAAGTGGCCAGTGAGATTGCTGAAAAGTTTTGGGCAGATACAGTCGGGATCTATATCAAGATTGAGGAATTGCCATGAAGCTTGATTACATCGATTTCTTCAGCAGAGTCATTCCGGAATGGATGGCGCGCAGCAATCAGAAGAGCCAAGAGGTTGGTTTTGGTTCGGATGCCTATTGGCTGTGGGCAGTGTCGTCGATTAGCGAAATTTGTAAACAATACAATGATGATGAGCTGGTGACGGAGCAGTTCGGTCTGCTCTTTAATTGGCTAGAAAAACAAGCAGGAGGAACAGGAAAATGAATAAGCAAGAGTTGATTAAAGCAGTTATTGAGTTACCAGTAGATTGCAGTGGCTCTAGACCTAAGATTGATAAATTAACAACGTTGGAATTAATAAAGTTATTAAAAGAACCAGAAAAAGTCCAAATTCCGCAGATGGTAGCAGAATGGCTTAAAAAATGTAAAACGTTTAAGTATTTTACTACAGGTCTATCTTTTGCATTGCAGCCTAGTGTGTGGGAAGCAAATGGCTTATCTGGCGAATGCATCGAATGGTTGACAGATGCAGAAAACCAAGAAACGTTCGCTCGAGCTTGGTTGGATGGTTACACAATCGAGGAGGAGAAAAAATACAAAATTACACTTCTAAACCGAAACGACGGGGACTTATATCTAGTCAATCAAAATGCAGATTTAGGAGATAAATACGGGCATTTTTCTCCCGTAGTGCTCCTTTTTACAAAAGGGACTAATTTCTCAGAAAAGTGCTATAAACTCACGAAAAAGGAAGTAGTTTCGCATGATTTTGGCTGGGTATTCGATTGTCCAGGAATCAAGATTGAGGAGGTGGACGATTGACGATAAACATCAAACAACGACTAAAGGCCTTACAGTACATCGATATCAAAGCGAAGTCAAAGCACCAGGAAATCATCAGCTTGAAGTCTGGCATTTTGCGAGGGCAGCAATTCGATAATATGCCTAAAGCTGAAAGTCCGTCTAATCGCTCTGAAGAATTGAACGTGCTGATTATCGATAAGTCAGAACAGCTCTATCAAGAAATTCAAGAACTTTATCAGGAGCGGGATGAGCTGGTACAAGCGATTGAATCGCTGGACGATCCAGTCGAAAATATTATTATGCGGCTACTGTATATTGATGGGCTTTCGTGGAATGAGATCCAAGTCCGATTGCGATGCGGACGCGGGACGATACACAGAGCTAGAGATAGTGCTTTGAAAAAACTTTCTAAAAAAAATGGAACTAATGGAACTCTTTGGAATTCCTAATGTGATATTATGGTATTGTCGAAAAAGTGAAAACGAAACGATTTTCATGAGGACTCCTAGAAAAAGGCGCATACATGCGTCTTTTTTGTTACAAAAAAAAATAAGGTGGTGATGGAAAATCGCTAAATTAACTTTAAAACAACAGAGATTCGCTGACGAGTACATCATCAGCGGAAATGCGACGAAATCTGCTATTAAGGCAGGGTATAGTTCTAAGTACGCTAATACGAATGCTTCTAAGTTACTACAAAACACTGCAATAAAGATCTATATAGACGAAAGGTTGGCTCAACTTGCATCTGAAAAAATCGCAACACAAGAAGAGGTCCTTAGTTATCTAACTTCTGTGATGCGTGGAGAAACGCAAGAACAAACTCTATGCAGTATCGGTGAGCTCGGCCAAGAAATCATAGATATAGACGTAGGTGCCAAGGACAGAATCAAAGCTGCTGAGCTTTTGGGTAAACGGCACAGGCTCTGGACAGACAAGGTTGAGGCAGATATTTCTGGAACGGTGGTGTTTGCGAATGAGTCAGACATACCAGATTAAGTCAAGCGATGTCATTGTTGATCTCCCTAAAACAGTAGGTAGGGGCTATGGTCAGTTCTGGCGCTCACGAAATTTCTACCGCGTTGTAAAAGGTTCGCGCGGTTCGAAGAAGTCAAAGACGACAGCGCTGAACTTTATCACGCGCATCTTGAAATATCCTTGGGCTAACTTGCTTGTAGTCCGTAGATACTCAAATACAAACAAGCAATCAACTTATACGGATTTCAAGTGGGCCGCCAATCAGTTAAAGGTTGCTCATAAATTCAAATTTAACGAGTCTTTGCCCGAAATAACAGTCAAAGAGACAGGTCAAAAGATACTATTCCGAGGCTTGGACGATGAGCTGAAAATCACATCTATAACAGTCGATGTCGGTATCTTATGCTGGGCTTGGTTTGAGGAAGCCTATCAGATTGAAACTGAAGATAAGTTCAGTACAGTAGTCGAGTCAATCCGTGGTAGCTTAGATGTCCCTGATTTCTTTAAACAAATCACAGTCACATTCAACCCGTGGAACGAGAGGCACTGGCTCAAACGCGTGTTCTTCGACGAAGAGACGAGACGGGCCGATACGCTGTCAATGACGACCACCTATCGATGCAACGAGTGGCTGGATGAAGTCGATATCAAACGTTATGAGGATTTGTATCAAACGAACCCAAGGCGTGCGAGAATCGTCTGTGATGGTGAGTGGGGCGTGGCCGAGGGGCTTGTATTTGAAAATTACAGCGTCCGAGATTTTGATATACAGGGCACAATCAAGCGAGTAGGTGAAACTGCTGCAGGTCTTGACTTTGGTTTTACACATGACCCCACTACTTTTCCGCGTCTGGCTGTTGATTTGGATAAAAAAGAGCTGTGGATCTATGCGGAACATTATGAGCACGCTATGACCACAGAAGATATTTACCAGATGATTGCTAAGAACGACATGTTAAACGCTGAAATCACAGCAGACAGTGCAGAGCAACGTTTGATAGCAGAGTTGAGGTCTAAGGGCGTAAGGAGAATACAAGCATCAGTTAAAGGCAAAGGATCAATCAATGCTGGTATAGACTTTATGAAGCAATTTAAAATCTATATCCACCCGTCTTGTGAGAAGACGATAGAAGAATTTGATACTTATGTCTACAAGCAAGATAAAGACGGCAATTGGTTAAACGAGCCAATAGATGCGAATAACCACGTAATCGATGCGATTCGATATGCTTTGGAAAAATATCACATCGAAAGAAAATCGACACAAGATCGCATGAAGAATGCGTCTTATTATTTTAGGAGGTAAAATTGGAAGTTAAATTTTTAAGCGGTACACGTTTTGACAGTAGATCAAACGAGCACTTTATGATGATGCTCGAAGACTTTGAAGCTATCGAATACGGTTCTGATAATTGGATTGAACAGCTAAAACGTTACGTGAATCGTCACAAAGCAGAACAACAACCTCGTTTGAAAGAGTTAAAGCGGTACTATAAAGGCGATAATAATATCAAGTATCGACCTGCTAAAACAGACGAAACTGCGGCAGACAATCGCATTTCTAGCGACTTTGCTAAATATATTACTATTTTTGAACAGGGGTACATGCTGGGGAATCCGGTCGAGTATAAGAATGAAAACAAAGTAATCCTTGAACATATCAAGGATTTTTCAGCCAAAAACAACGAGAAGAAACATAACTCCTCGATCAAGAAAGACTTGTGTGTGTATGGCCGTGCTTATGAACTTTTGACTGTAACGAATCGAGACGGCAAGGCTTGGGTCAAGTTGTACAAGTTAAAACCAGAAGAGACTTTTGTTATCTATGATGATACATACGAGCAAAACTCGCTCATGGCCGTGAACTACTACGATATCGACTATGGAGATAGCAAGCGTAAGACGATTATAAAAGTCTATACTGCAGATCATATCTATAGCTACGAGTGGAAGTCCACGGATAGCGATAAAATGGCGCTCAAGGACGAGCAAGAACATTACTTTAAAGCTGTACCAGTAAATGAATACAGCAACAACGAGGACCGCTTAGGTTCTTATGAGTCGGTTTTGGACAACATCGATGCTTACGACTTATCACAGTCTGAACTTGCTAATTTCCAGCAAAATAGCAACGATGCAATTCTGATGATTAAGGGGAATCCATACACGGGAGCGGAAGAGAATGACTTTTTGGAAGATGGACGAATCAACCCAAATGGTCGTTTGTATGTGTCGCAGGCGTATAAAAAAGCGCAAGTTCTCATCTTGGATGACAATCCAAACCCGGGCGGAGCTAATCCAGACGCTAGCTATTTAATCAAGTCGTATGATAGCCAAGGTGCAGAATCATACAAGCAACGCCTTGTGAATGATATTTTGCGTTTTACATTTACACCTGACACGCTCGATAACAGCTTTGCTGGTACACAATCTGGCGAGTCGATGAAATATAAGCTCATGGCCAGCGATAACTACAGAGAGCAACAAGAAGATCTGTTTGAAGCTGGGCTTATGCGTCGATTGCGTTTAGCAGTTAACATCTGGAAGATCCAAGGTAACGAAAATACAGCCTACGAACTCATCAATGAAACATCTGTAGTTTTTAGTCCGAACGTTCCACAAAATGAAAAAGAAATTGTCGAAATGATTAAGTCGTTGTACGGAATTGTTAGTGATCAGACTATTTTCGAATTGTTGAATCAAGTGACTGGTGTAGATGCTGCAGATGAGTTGAAACGTTTGAAAGAGCAAGAGGATTTAGAACAGCCTGAACCACGGTTAGATCCAGTAGATGAGGTGGTTGATGATGAACAAGAAGCCGAATCAAAACCATCTTGATTACTGGTCAGGTCGCTCAGATGAAATTTTCCGCTATCTAGACCGGAAGGACATTGATTTTTTTGCTGAGCTAAACAAGGTCTATCAAGAACAAGCTAATGAAATGCAAAAAGCATTTTATGATTTTGTCAGCAAGTATTCTGAAAGTGGCTCTATGAGCTATCAGGAGGCGCTACAGCACTTGAAAGGTACTGACCTGTCAGATTACCGGGAGAACGCGAGAAAGTATCGTGAGCAGGCTGAGAAAGACCCAGAATTGCTTAAAAGGCTCAATGAGCAGTATACGACTGCAAGCGCTACAAGATTAGAGTCTTTGCAACTGGACATGCTCTTTCGTGCCGGGGTCGCAAGAGGTCTTATTGCTGATAAGTTTGAAAGCTATTTGCAGAAAATGGCTCTCATGGGTTATAAAAAGGCCATGAGCGGCCGGACTGGTACAATCAATGAACCAGCACTAAAAGAGTTAGTTAAAACTCCGTTCAACGGCTACAACTACAGTCAGCAATTGTGGGGCAATACAGATAATCTGGTAAAAGATTTAAAAAAAGTCCTGAAGACGGGTTTTGTTCGAGGTGACCATCCACGAACAATGGCGCGTAATTTGGCACAGAAGTACAAAGTAGCCAATAGTCGAGCTGAAACACTCATCAGAACAGATGGGACGATGATTGTCAATCGTGCTGCTATCCAGCGCTACAAGGATGCGGGATTGAAATACTATCGAATATTGGTTCATCTGGACAATCGGACAACTGAAATCTGTAAGAAAATCCATGCAGAAGATAAGCGGTATCTGATTGATGAAATGCAAGCTGGAATAAACGCTCCGCCTTTTCATTTCAACTGTCGATCTGGTGTGATGCCGGATGAGGAGGAATTGAATGGAAGTGTTGAAAATAATTCAAATGAAGTGTATAATCTAAGTATGAGGGATGGAACAGCTGAATACCACAGTAAACAACTTTTGGATCGAATTTCAAAGATAGAGCCAAAAATCACAAGTGATATGCAACGCATTGCTGGTGAAGATAAACTTGCTGGTCTTGAATTTCGAAAGAAAACAGCTGAGTCGTTAGCTCGTAAAATTACAACAGATAGTCAAGTTGAAAATATAAGTTTATCAAAAGCTGCAAGTAAAATTAATGATGCTTTGCGGTATACAACTATTTTCAATCCCGATACTTTTGCAAAAGAGTATTTGAAGATGAAACAGGAGCTTATTGCAGAGGGTTATAAAGTTGTTAAAGTAAAAAATACTTGGCTAATAGATGGACCATATAAAGGTGTGAATACAGTCGTTGAAAAAGATGGTATCAACTTTGAAATGCAGTATCATACTCAGGAAAGTTTTGATTTAAAGAATGGTCCATTACATGAGCTTTATGAGAAGTATCGTGATACAAGTACATCTGATCGAGAGCGCATGAAATTATTTAAAGAAATGCTTGATTTAAGTAATGAGCTTGAGATTCCTAAAAATATAGAGAGGGTGAAGTGATATGAAAGATATTAAATACTACCACACAACGACGAACAATCCTCAAGTACTTCGTTTAATTGATGGTGTCATGCAAGTTTTTGACATCGAAAAAAAGTGGGTTGATAGCATTGATTGGTTTAATAAAATTTTTTTCAATGACTTCACGGATTTCGAAGAAATTCCAGAAAAGGATGCATTTGCTTATATCGGCAGGATGGTAGCGGCATGATTGATATTGCCTTAGCTATTGCAAAAAAAGCACATGCAGGTCAGGTGGATAAAGCGGGTATTGATTACATACAACATCCTCTCTATGTGGCCAGCCAAGTCAAAACTGAACAAGAAAAAGCTGTCGCTCTTTTGCATGATGTGATTGAGGATAGTGATGTAACTGCTGATGATTTATTGGCGTCGGGTTTGTCAAATGAAGTTGTTACAGCGGTACAAATTTTGACAAAGAAAAAAGGTCAAAGTTATCAAGAATATCTTGAAAAAGTGAAATCAAATAATTTAGCAAGAATTGTAAAACTTGCAGATTTGAAACACAACTCAGATTTATCACGTTTGAAATCTGTTACCAATACAGACTACGAGCGTGTTAAAAAATATAAAAATGCAATTCACTACTTAAGCACTTAGAATAATCTAGGTGCTTTTCTTATGCTCAGAAAGGAGATAAAATGTTTATTTGGAATTTGGTATCTATCACAGCAGGCGTAATCGTTCTGCTCGTTTTATTAGTTGTAGGCTATTCAATTATCAGTGGGATGATTGATGGTATAAAGAAAGGATCGAAGAAATGAAATACAGAAAGAAACCTGTTGTGATTGAGGCTGTCCAACTTAATGAACGTTGTTTGATTGAAGAAGATTGGTTTTGGGACGCAGTGACAAGAAATGAGATTATCACTCATGACAATGGTAAATAGGCCAAGGGTCTTGCATGGTGTGAGATCAAAACACTTGAAGGGGTCATGGTCGCAAAAACAGGCGATTACATTATCAGAGGCGTACAAGGAGAGCTTTACCCGTGTAAGCCCGATATTTTTGCGGAGACATACGAAAAAACGGAGGAATAAAA